TCGATGTATCCAAGGTGGTGGTAGCGGGCTGTTTCTTCGCTGATGCCTCTTGCTGAGAGCAGGTCGAGTATGTTTTCGAGGTGGGTTTCGTAGAGGGCTGAGGCTTTCTGGATTCGGCGGCGTTCCGCAATGTTGTATGGGCGTATGCTGTCGTACATTCGGGTTTTCTTCTTCTAATCGTTGTTGCAGCTTATGGAGTCCGCCTCCGATACCGCATGTGTGGCAGTACCAGACGCCCTTGTCGAGGTTGATGCTCATGGAGGGCTGGTGGTCGTCGTGGAACGGGCAGAGGATGTGTTGCTCGTTTTTGGATGGGTTGTAGCGTATCCGATAGGTGTCGAGGAGGCGGCGGGTGTCAGAGGTGTGGGAGGAGCTCGTTGAGGGTTGATACCACATAGGCTTCGCTCCAGGGTTTGTTGCGCTGTTTCATGATGACGAGTCCGATGGTGGACTGGTTTTCGCGGTTTCGATGGGTTTCATAGTTTCGTGCCTCGGTAGTTGCTTCTTTGACGAATTGGGCGAGATGGGGCTGCCCGGCCTTGGCTTCGATCACATAGGTGTGGTTGCCGGTTTTGAGGATGAGGTCGCCTTCGTCCTCTTTACCGTTGAGGTGGAGGCGTTCAATATCGTGTCCGATGTCGCGTAGCTGATGCAATAGTCGTGTTTCCCATTCTGCGCCTGCCCGCCGGTTGCGTGCCTGCTGTGTGGCCATAGTTTTTTAGAGTCCTTTGTGTGTTGTGGTCATGTTCCATGGCTGTTTTTCGGCGAGGGGCCCGAAGAATGTGTATTCGGGGTAGGCTCGTAGCCGTTCGTATCGGGTGCCGTCGGGGCTGGATTTGCCGGTGCGCTGTTTGAGTACGGCGATGCGTGCCTCTGCCGGTATCGATAGGCCGTTGCCGTTGTCTTCGCCGCCATAAAGTGAGACTCCTAGGATGAGTTGTGGTTTTTCGGAGAGGCCGTTTTTGATTTCTCGCCTAGCCGGGGGGTGTTCGATGTCGGTTCCGGTTTTGTCGGTTGCGTGGTGGGTGACGATGATGGTGGAGCCGGTATCCCTACCTAATGCTGTTATCCATTGCATGGCTTCTTGCTGTGCCTGGTAGTCGGATTCGCAGTCTTGGATGTCCATCAGGTTGTCTATGACGATGAGTGGTGGAAATGTGTTCCACATTTCCATGTAGGCTTGCAACTCCATGGTGATGTCGGTCCATGTGATAGGTGACTGGAATGAGAATGTGATGTGTTGGCCGTGGTGGATGCTGTCTCGATAGTATTCTGGCCCGTAGTCATCAATGTTGTGTTGTATCTGTGTGGTGGTGTGTTGGGTGTTGAGTGAGATGATTCGCGTGGAGGCCTCCCAGGGTGTCATGTCCCCTGATATGTAGAGGGCGGGCTGGTTGAGCATCGCTGTGATGAACATGGCTAGCCCGGATTTTTGACTGCCGGACCGCCCCGCAATCATCACCAAATCCCCTTTGTGGATGTGCATGTCCAGGTTGCGGTAGAGGGGTTCTAGCTGGGGTATTCGGGGCAGCTCGGCAGCTGTTTGGGAGGCTCTCTCGAAGGATCGTTGTAGAGAGAGCATCGGGACCTTATCTATCTATCGGTTGGATGTGTATTGGTGGTCAGATGGAGTCGATGTCTACATCAGCATCAGTAGAGGCTGTGGTATCGTCTAGCTGGCCGTTATCGCGCTTGTCTACGTATTCGGCAACCTTATCATAGATGGCGTCGTCCAATGGTTTGAGCACGACAGCGTTGAACCCGTTTTTGGTGCGCACGGTGGCGAGTTTGAAGGCCTGCTCCTCGCCAAGATAGGCTTCGAGGTCGCGGATCATGGAGTGTGGGCGATCGTTGCTGCCGCGCGCTTTCTCGATAATAGCATTGGGGATGGTTTCTGGGGTGCCGTTGTTGAGATCGTCTAGGGTGTGGAAGATGGTGACATCAGCGTAGATGCGGTCTGCGACCTGTCCACCGTAGCCTTCAGTGTTGTGCTCGACGTCGCGGATTTTGAAGGCGATGGCGGTGGCGTCCTGGTTTCGGGACGGGTTAAAGAAGGTGCTGTTGCTGTTGTTGCGGTAGTTGGCGAGTCCCATAACTGTTGTTTCCTTTTACTGTTTGTGTTTGTTTCTTGTTGTTGGTTTGTGTCGGTTTTATCGGGTGAGGCTGTTTCGTTTGGTGCGGAACGCCTCGGAGACGTCACTGTTACTGGTGATGGTTTTCTTGTACTGTTTGAGTAGATCGGCTAGTTGCGCCTTGCTTGTTGCGTTGTTGATTTTGTCGATGACGATGCTGTTTTCTTTGCTGGCGATGTTGTCTACATAGTTTTTGGCTGCCTGATTGTATCGGTCTTGGAGGATGATTGATGCGCTCGCTACCAGGGTGGCTAAATCCCAGTCTTTGGAGACTGTTTCGTCTTTCAATCCGCCCAACAGGTCGATGATGGCCTGTTTCGCCTGATCAGCGTTGTCTCCGCGGATGACGGTCCATGGTGCAGCATAGTCGCCCCCATATTTGAGTGTGATCGTTAGTCGATCATTGTCTGTGATATGTTCGTCGGTCACTTGTTTTCCTTTTCTTTATTGTCTGTTTGGGGTGGCTGTACGGTAGTTTCTATCGGGTATCTGTACGAGTTTTTGCCGTTTACGGCCCAGCAGGCGTCTTGTACAGGGCATCCTTTGCAGAGTGTTGTGACGTGTGGGACGAAGATTCCTTGACTGATTCCTTTCATTGCTTGACTGTACATGGATGATACATGCCGGTAGGTGTTGTTGTCAAGGTCGTAGAGTTCGGTTGCTGTGCCCTGTGTCGGGGACTTGTCGTCGTTGCGGCTGGTGGCCGGCGTCCAAAACATGCCTTTTGTCACATCGTTGCCGTGTTGTTCGAGCATGTACCTGTATGTGTGCAGCTGCATGCTGTCTGCTGGTAGGCGTCCTGTTTTGAGGTCGAGGATGAATGTTTCGCCGGTGTCGGTGTTGGTGAAAACGCGGTCAATATATCCGACTATTTTTGTGTCATCGTTCAGGATGGTTTCTACCGGGTATTCGATGCCGGGTTTACCGTCCAGGATTGCGGTGATGTATTCTGGGTGGTTGCGCCTCCATGTTTTCCAGCGGTCCACAAAGGTGGGACCGTATATCATCCACCAGTCGTAGTCTTTCTTGTGCGGCCCGCCTGACTCGCACATGTTTTTGCATATTCGGCCGGAGGGTTTGATTTCGGTGCCTTCGGATTCGGCGAGGGCGACTTGTGTGTCGAAAACGTTTTTGAAGGATGAGAGCTTGTCTGGCAGTGCAGGGTATTCGGCGGGATTGTACAGGTGGAGGTCGTACTGTTCGGTGATGTGGTGTATGGCGCTTCCGGCGATGGTGGCGTACCAGGTGTGGTGTTGGGCGTGGTAGCCGTGTTGGAGGCGCCATTTTTCTCCGCATTCGGCCCACTGGGTGAGTGAACTGTAGGAGATGTGGCCTGGATGGTCGATGGTGGACGGTTTTTGTGCTAGAGGCATTACTTGTCGCCTTTGTGGGTGTTCCATGGGTTGCGGGTGTCTTGGCCGGCATTGTGTTGCTGGTAGGCGAGGAGTGCGAGGCAGTGCCAGGCTGCGTGTGCCAGATGCGGTAGTCCGGATTCGCGGTCGAGGTTGTTGCCTTGCTGCCATGATAGGAGGTGCCTGTAGAGGGCGTCGACGCTGTGGCTCCACGGGTATCCTCCGGTCCAGTTGTTGTCGCCGTATTTGGTGGCGCCGTATCCGGCTACTTCGCCTAGGGCGTGAAGGGATGCGGGGTCGATGAGGGATATTCGGCATTGTTTGAGTTCTTTTCGGGCACCGGTGTTGGGGTCGGTGTACATGCGGGTGGGCTCATCCATGGGGTGTGTGCGCCTTTCTAGGGGGTGGGTTACTGGTTGGGGTTGTGGGCTAGGGCGACGGCGAGAATGACGATGGCGAGGGTTTCTGCGATCAGGATGGGTGTTGTGATCATTTGTGGTCTTTGGGCTGGTAGGTGAGTGTTGATGCACCCAGGAGGGTGGCGAGGGCGCATGCGGCGATGATGGCGAGGGCTGCCTTATGTGTGGTGCCGGTTGCGTACATCCATGTGATGATGGCGCCTTGGATCCATGCCAGGGTGGTGAAGAATGTTTCGTAACTGTGCAGCTCAATGTTGTTGGGGGTGTTCATGCTTGCTCCTGAAGAATGGTGTTGATGGTTTTGTAAATGTTGTACAGGTCGGTTTCGATAGATAATAGTTGGTTGATTTGGTGGTCGAGGTTGATGTCTGGGTTGAGGGTGTTGATGCGGGAGGCGATGTCGGTGGCTGTGCGTAGGGTGCTGCCGGTGTGGTGAATAATGTGTGCCGTGTCTGCGAGTCCGGTGGTGACAGCGTAGTGAGAGAGGAGAGGCATGGCGGGGGATGCTCCTTGGCGGGTTACTGTTGCGGGTTGATGTTGAGGTCGGTGACGTGCGGGTGGTCTTCTGTTCCTGTGACGAGGCAGTGGACGGTGACTGGGAGTTTGGATGCACCGGGCTGTTTCGCGGTGGCGCCGTAGACGATGGAGAAGGTGTCTTTACCAATAATTTTGTGGAGTTGGAGGTCGATGTCGGGGTTGCCGTTCCAGTTGACACCGTGTGCGGCGGCCTGTTGTTCGGCTTTGCGGTTGCAGGTGTGTGCCGCCGTGATCATGGTGAGTCCGGTTGCGGTTTCTTCACCCCTTGCTTGGGCTTGCTTGTGGGTTTTGGCCTGCTCGGCTTGCAGTGACTGTTCTGCGGCTGCCTGCCGTGCTTTCTTTTCGGCTTTGCGCTGTTGGGTAGTCTTGGGTGTCCATTCGGTGTTGGCTGTGGTGGCTTGTGGGGCTGGCTGTGAGGCGAGTGGCGGATTGTCGTCTGGGGCTGGCATGAATGAGCATGCGGCGATGATGGCGGCTGCGATGCCTGCGATGGTGTAGCCGTTTTTCTTGTTCATGTTTTGTGTCCCCTTTCCGGGGTGCTGTTCGTTGCTGACATGATCAATAATGGTGTGGGGGTTGTCTGATGTCAAGTGTGCGCTCAACGATTGTGAGCGATACTTGTGTGGCTTGGGGTTTTATCGGGCGAATAAGGTGAGTAGGTGGCCAACATTGATGCGGGTCACGTTCCAGTAGAGTTGTGTGGCTTCCCCACCGGTGAGTGGCTTCCACTCGTCATGGCTGTAGACGGTGCCGTCGGATGCGATGAATGTGTTGGGGCGCAGCTTGTGAAGTTCAGTCTCTACGCTCTGCCGGTAGGCTTCGGCGAGGCCCTCAAAATCGAGGTGGTCGCAGGAGAGGTTTTCGAGGCGTGTCAGGTCGAAGGGTGTGGGGCAGTCGTAGCTGGCGGGGGTGTAGAGCTGGGTGAAGTGGTTGGCGATCTTTTGCATGACGGGTTCCTTTCTGGTGTGTGGATGGTTTTTATCGTGTGGCTTCGGCAATAATGGCGTCGAGGTCGATAATGTCGATCATGTCGTGGAGTTCCTCGGCCTCATCCGCGGTGAGTGGCTGCCAGTCCTGGGGTCCGTATATGGCGCCGTCGAGGGTGATGGTCCAGTCGGACTGGATGAGTCGGATGGCTTCTTCGACTTTGGCGTGATACATGCGGCGCACCATATTCAGATCCATGTCGTCTGAATGGTCTCCGGTGAGGGTGTGGAGGCTGAGTGGATCGATTTCTGTCTGCCCGTAAAGGCTGGTGAATGATGGGGTGATGAGTGTGTCACACATGAGGGGATGCTCCTTTCTGGATTGTTTAGGTTGGTTGTTGTGGTTTTTATGGTGTGGTGATTGTGATCCACAGTCAAGGCTGCGCTCAAACCCCGTGAGCGTTTCATGTGTGTGACATGGGATGTGCCATATCTCACTTAATCCCTTATAGCCTCTCTCGGCGTCTCAAATCTTCTAGGGGTAGGATTATGCAGGGTCAACCCTGCTGATCGATTCTAGGGGCCTTCTAGGGCGTCTCAGGGGTATGTCTGGGTGATAGCAGGTGTGGCAGATGATCTAGCGAGTTAAGGTGCCGAGCTTAGACATAAGATCTATCATCTAGGTGTGTGAGATAGGCCACATTCGCCTGGCTTGGTGTACACTCTCAAGGCCGCTCTGCCGATCTGGCATAGAGAGTGTAGCCCAGAAATGCCGTTTAAAGCCTCCCTATGGCGTCTAGGAGCGCCTTGCAGGGTGGGGGCTAGATTTATACCCCCAGCATATTCTGATCGATTCTAGACGCCTGCAGGAGCCTAATACACGATCAGCCATCCAGGCGCGGATCACCAGCCCCTATCCTGCTTAGCTAAGCCTCAGCTATGTGGACAGTGTTGGATACTGTGAGGGGAGAAGGACACGGTAAAAAGAAGAGGGGGGAGCATCAGCCTTCAAGTCTTAGGTACTTAAGTTAACCTTAGAGACTTAGCACCGAGCCCTTGAGGGGCTCGGCATCAGCCTCATCGGGCTCAGCCGATCAGGCACAGCCCTTAAAGGGGTACACGCCATCAGGGAAGGCTTTCGAGTACGAGGAGCCCTAGCGACGAGTACTCGAAAGCCTGAGGGAACACCCTCAGCACTGATGGGCCTAGCGTGTTCGGAAAGGACACAGGGGTAAGGTGTGACAGCTATCCGGGAGTGAAACCTGTTCTGACTAGGGGTTTCAGCCTTAACCACCTGTAAAGGTTACAAGACTCTAAGAAAATTTAAGGAAAAGTTTAGGTTTGATTTTTGGACCTTTGCCACCAAAAACACCCGTTTACACCCCTCAAACCCGCCTATAGAGCCAAATCCGCCAGTTTGACTCATCCCAGGTGGCATATGATAGGCTGGACAGGTAGCCAGCTGGACGCAAGGCCGAAATCCGCTGACGCGGCTTTCACCCTTACATTCATCAGTCTACCAAACACTTTAAAGCTTCAAGGCTTAGCACTGATGGGCTTAGCGCTTAGCACCGAGCCCCTCAAGGGCTCGGCATCAGTCTTAGGTACTTAAGGATCTAAGTTACTATAAAAGCTTTAAAGTCTTAAAGTACATATAAAACCTTAACAGTTAAACGTTTAAAGCTTTAAAACTTAACACTACAGTAACAGTTAAAAGTTTATAAACCTTAACACCTAAGTTAAGTATAAAACCTTAAAAGCTAACACCTTAAGGATATAAACTTAACATCAGTGTTTAAGACTTTAAAACTTAAAGTAAATATAAAGACTTATAAACTTTAATACTTTAAGTAACTATAAAACCTTAAAGCTTTAAACACTTAAAGTTAACCATCAGTCTTAAACTTTAATATGATAACCTATAAGTCTTAAAGCTTATAGGTATTATAATATAATATTATTATATAAGTTATAAAAGTTTTAGAAGAGCTAAGAGGTTAACTTCTTTACTTCTCTTCTCTTCTTTTCTTCATCAGGGGAGAAGAGGAACCTTTATCATCAGCGCCGATGGGCTTTCACCGTGTGACTCGTGTGCTTCTAGTCGCAAGCTCCCATCGCACACTCCCCACACTCTTACACCCGTGTCCCTTTCAAGCTTAGCGTGTTTCACTTCAGGCGTACGGCGTGTCACGCTTAAACCCTTAACATCAGGTAAGACTTAAAGTGTATATTATATGTAGAAGACTTTAAAACCTATAAGATGTTCCTGCTTAGCCTGTGTCCTACACCGCTAGGCGCTAAGCGCTAAGCCTGAAACGCGAACACACACCCACCCCCATTTTTCTTTCGCGTCCTCCTTCTTTTTGACACAGCTGGGGGGCGATGTGATCTTTCTCATACCTGTGGGGGGTAGTGGAGAAAACAACCACCCCGGCACAAACAGAACACCCCCTCAAACGAACAAAACAGTCCCTAGAATCGATCGGCAGGGCATCGGTAGAGTATTCCTACCCCCAACAGTTCCCCGGCCGCTAGAGAGGCAATGAGAGGCTCGCAGGGGTCATAGGTGATCGGGGGACATGATGGCACACACCAACCGCACCGCATCCTCCGCACACCGGCGCTGGCGGCAACGACTCATCACCCAAGCCAAACAGCAAGGCCAAACCACCTGCCCACTCTGCGGAACCCAGATAGCCTGGGGCACACATGACCTGCCAACCAGCCCCGAAGCCGACCACATCACACCCGTCAGCCGCGGGGGACTCAACACCCTCGACAACGGGCAAATCATCTGCAGAACATGCAACAGAAGCAAAGGCAATCGCAGCGAACCAAACATCAAACTCCAACAACAAACCACAAAAACCTTGATCCCATGGTGACAAACCCGCCAACCCCCACCCGGACCACCCCCTGCACACCCATGCAAGACCTCGTACGGCTTAGTGAAATACCTCCCTTTTGTGGATTTGTCTGTTTGTCGACTTTTTGTGTTGGTGGTGAGTGTTGTGCAGCCTGAGCTTCCTGGGTCTCGTGATTGGTGTGAGGAGACGCGTCGTTGGTGGCGTGTGTGGGGTGAGGATAGTCGCGCGCAGTATGTGTCTGATGAGGAGTGGCTGTTCTTGTTGGATGCGGCTGTGATTCATGATTGTGTGTGGCGTGAGGGTCGCGCGGATTTGGTGGCTTCGCTTCGTGCCCATGTGAAGGCGTTTATGGGCATGTTGGATCGTTATTCGGTTGATGTGGCGTCTGGTGGCCGTGGTGGGGGTTCTGCGGTGGCGATGATTGACCGGTATAGGAAGCGCAAGGGGGCCTGATTAGGTGTCTGGTGTTGTTGGGTCTCAGGTGCCTCGTCATCGGGTGGCTGCGGCGTATTCGGTGTCTGCTGGCGGGGATGCTGGTGAGTTGGGTCGTGCGTATGGGTTGACGCCTGATCCGTGGCAGCAGCAGGTGTTGGATGACTGGCTTGCTGTCGGTGGTAATGGCAGGCTTGCTTCGGGTGTGTGTGGGGTGTTTGTGCCTCGCCAGAATGGCAAGAATGCTATTTTGGAGATTGTGGAGTTGTTTAAGGCGACTATTCAGGGTCGCCGTATTTTGCATACGGCTCACGAGCTGAAGTCGGCTCGTAAGGCGTTTATGCGTTTGAGGTCGTTTTTTGAGAATGAGCGGCAGTTTCCTGATTTGTATCGCATGGTGAAGTCGATTCGTGCAACGAATGGTCAGGAGGCTATTGTGTTGCATCATCCGGATTGTGCCACGTTTGAGCGTAAGTGTGGTTGTCCGGGTTGGGGTTCGGTGGAGTTTGTGGCTCGTAGCCGGGGTTCGGCTCGCGGGTTTACGGTTGATGATTTGGTGTGTGATGAGGCTCAGGAGTTGTCGGATGAGCAGTTGGAGGCGTTGCTTCCTACGGTAAGCGCTGCCCCGTCTGGTGATCCTCAGCAGATTTTTTTGGGGACTCCGCCGGGGCCGTTGGCTGACGGTAGCGTGGTGTTGCGTCTTCGTGGGCAGGCGTTGTCTGGTGGCAAAAGGATTGCGTGGACGGAGTTTTCGATTCCTGACGAGACGGTTCCGGATGATGTGTCGCGGCAGTGGCGGAAGTTGGCGGGGGATACGAATCCTGCGTTGGGGCGTCGCCTGAATTTTGGGACCGTAAGCGATGAGCATGAGTCGATGTCTGCGGCCGGTTTTGCGAGGGAGCGGCTTGGCTGGTGGGATCGTGGCCAGTCTGCTGCGTCGGTGGTTCCTGCGGATAAGTGGGCTCAGTCTGCGGTGGATGAGGCGAGTCTGGTTGGCGGGAAAGTGTTTGGTGTCTCGTTTTCTCGTTCTGGGGATCGGGTTGCTTTGGCGGGTGCCGGCAAGACTGATGCTGGTGTTCATGTTGAGGTGATTGATGGGCTGTCGGGAACGATTGTTGATGGTGTGGGCCGGTTGGCTGACTGGTTGGCGGTTCGTTGGGGTGACACTGAGCGGATCATGGTTGCCGGGTCTGGTGCGGTGTTGTTGCAGAAGGCGTTGACGGATCGTGGTGTTCCGGGTCGGGGCGTGGTTGTTGCGGATACTGGGGTGTATGTGGAGGCGTGTCAAGCGTTCCTGGAAGGTGTCAGGTCTGGGAATGTTTCTCATCCTCGTGCTGATTCTCGCCGTGACATGTTGGATATTGCTGTGAGGTCGGCTGTGCAGAAGCGTAAGGGTTCGGCGTGGGGCTGGGGTTCCTCGTTTAAGGATGGGTCTGAGGTTCCTTTGGAGGCTGTGTCTTTGGCGTATCTTGGTGCGAAGATGGCGAAGGCTAGGCGGCGTGAACGGTCTGGTAGGAAGCGGGTGTCTGTGGTATGAACTCGGATGAGTTGGCTTTGATTGAGGGCATGTTTGATCGTATCCAAAGGTTGTCTTCGTGGCATTGCCGTATTGAGGGCTACTATGAGGGCTCTAGCCGGGTGCGTGATTTGGGGGTTGCTATTCCTCCGGAGTTGCAGCGGGTGCAGACGGTGGTGTCGTGGCCTGGTATAGCTGTGGATGCTTTGGAGGAGCGTCTGGATTGGCTTGGCTGGACTAACGGTGACGGCTACGGCCTGGATGGCGTGTATGCTGCGAATCGGCTTGCTACGGCTTCGTGTGATGTGCATTTGGATGCGCTGATTTTTGGGTTGTCGTTTGTGGCTGTTATCCCCCAAGAGGATGGTACTGTGCTGGTTCGCCCCCAGTCACCAAAGAATTGTACTGGTCGGTTTTCGGCTGATGGGTCTCGTCTGGATGCGGGCCTTGTGGTGCAGCAGACGTGTGATCCTGAGGTTGTTGAGGCGGAGTTGTTGCTTCCTGATGTGATTGTTCAGGTGGAGCGGCGGGGCTCGCGTGAGTGGGTTGAGACGGGCCGTATCGAGAATGTGTTGGGTGCGGTTCCGTTGGCGCCTGTTGTGAATCGTCGCCGTACTTCTAGGATTGATGGCCGTTCGGAGATTACGAGGTCTATTAGGGCTTACACTGATGAGGCTGTTCGCACACTGTTGGGGCAGTCTGTGAATCGTGACTTCTACGCCTATCCGCAAAGGTGGGTGACTGGTGTGTCGGCTGACGAGTTTTCGCAGCCTGGCTGGGTCCTGTCGATGGCTTCTGTGTGGGCTGTGGATAAGGATGATGATGGTGATACCCCGAATGTGGGGTCGTTTCCTGTCAATAGTCCTACACCGTATTCGGATCAGATGAGACTGTTGGCGCAGTTGACGGCGGGTGAGGCTGCGGTTCCTGAACGCTATTTCGGGTTTATCACGTCTAACCCACCTTCGGGTGAGGCTTTGGCTGCCGAGGAATCTCGGCTTGTGAAGCGTGCTGAGCGGCGGCAAACATCGTTTGGTCAGGGCTGGCTGTCTGTCGGTTTCCTGGCTGCGAAAGCGTTGGATTCTCGTGTTGATGAGGCTGCGTTTTTTGGTGATGTTGGTTTGCGTTGGCGTGATGCATCAACACCTACCCGGGCGGCTACAGCGGATGCTGTGACGAAGCTGGTTGGTGCCGGTATTCTTCCGGCGGATTCTCGTACTGTGTTGGAGATGTTGGGGCTTGATGATGTGCAGGTTGAGGCTGTGATGCGGCATCGTGCCGAGTCGTCTGACCCGTTGGCGGCACTGGCTGGGGCTATTTCCCGACAAACTAACGAGGTTTGATAGGCGATGGCTTCGGGCGCTATGTCGAGGCTTGCTGCGACTGAGTATCAGCGTGAGGCGGTCAGGTTTGCTGGGAAGTATGCGGGCTATTATGCCGAGTTGGGTCGTTTGTGGCGTGCCGGCAGGATGAGTGACACGCAGTATGTGCGTTTGTGTGTGGAGTTGGAGCGTGCCGGCCATGATGGTTCGGCGTCGTTGGCTGCCAAATTCGTTTCAGATTTTCGGAAGCTTAACGGTGTGGATCCTGGTTTGATTGTGTATGACGAGTTTGATGCTGCGGCGGCTTTGGCTAGGTCGTTTTCGACTATGAAGATTCTTGAGAGTGACCCGGATAGGGCGAATGACACGATTGATGCTATGGCGGCGGGTGTTAATCGTGCTGTCATGAATGCTGGCCGTGATACGGTTGAGTGGTCTGCTGGCGCGCAGGGCAGGTCGTGGCGTCGGGTGACTGATGGTGATCCGTGTGCTTTTTGTGCCATGTTGGCTACGAGGTCGGATTATACGACTAAGGAGAGGGCACTTACTACTGGTCATACTCGGCGTCATAAGCGTGGCGGTAAGCGCCCGTTTGGTTCGAAGTATCATGATCATTGTGGGTGTACGGTGGTTGAGGTTGTTGGCCCTTGGGAGCCCAGCTCTGCGGACACCGCATATCAGCGGGTTTATGAGAAGGCTCGCGAGTGGGTTGATGATCACGGGTTGCAGCAGTCGCCTGGCAATATTTTGAAGGCTATGCGTACTGTTGGTGGCATGCGATAATTTGATGTAGTTTCCGGTTGTGCACTGCCGGTTATCGGTGCACAAGGTTGTCTCCCGCACGGGGGTCAACAATGTTGTGTTGTTTTCCGCAAGGAGTGTAAGGTTAGGCTATGGCCGATCAGAATGTTGAGGAACAGAATGTCAACAATGATGCTGTTGAGCCCGGAAAGGGTGGAGACATTGTTGATACAGTAAAAGACGATGGCGGGCAGGATGTAGCCGACAATCAGTTGAAGAATGAAGACGAGGGTAAATCGTCTGGGACTGATTGGAAGGCTGAGGCCCGTAAATGGGAGTCTCGTGCTAAAAGTAATTTCGCCGAGTTGGAGAAGCTTCGTACATCGAGTGACGATTCTGGATCTACTATTGATGAGCTTCGCCGCAAGAATGAGGAACTCGAAGACAGGATCAACGGGTTTGTTCTTGAGGGTGTGAAGCGCGAGGTGGCTGCCGAGTGTGGCCTTTCGGGTGATGCTGTCGCTTTTTTGAGTGGTGGTGATCGTGAAGCACTGGTGGAGTCTGCTAAGGCTTTGAAGGGTTTGATCGACCATAGTAGTGGTGGCGCGGGTGTGCGCCGTCTTGCGGGGAGTGCCCCCGTGGATGATGTTAAACGACGTGAGGGTGTCGCGTTTGTGGATGCTCTTGTCAATAATTCTAGGAGATGATTTCTGATGGCTGACGATTTTCTTTCTGCAGGGAAGCTTGAGCTTCCTGGTTCTATGATTGGTGCGGTTCGTGACCGTGCTATCGATTCTGGTGTTTTGGCGAAACTGTCGCCGGAGCAGCCGACTATTTTCGGCCCTGTGAAGGGTGCCGTGTTTAGCGGTGTTCCTCGCGCGAAGATTGTTGGTGAGGGCGAGGTTAAGCCGTCTGCTTCTGTTGATGTTTCGGCGTTTACTGCGCAGCCTATCAAGGTTGTGACTCAGCAGCGTGTCTCGGACGAGTTTATGTGGGCTGACGCTGATTACCGTCTGGGTGTGCTTCAGGATCTGATTTCTCCCGCTCTTGGCGCCTCGATTGGTCGCGCCGTGGATCTGATTGCTTTCCATGGTATTGATCCTGCCACTGGTAAGCCTGCTGCGGCTGTCCAGTCTTCGCTGGATAAGACGAAGCATATTGTTGATGCCACGGATTCTGCTACGACCGATCTTGTTAAGGCTGTCGGCCTTATCGCTGGGGCCGGTTTGCAGGTTCCTAACGGTGTTGCTTTGGATCCGGCGTTCTCGTTTGCTCTGTCGACTGAGGTGTATCCGAAGGGGTCGCCGCTTGCCGGTCAGCCGATGTATCCTGCCGCCGGTTTCGCCGGTTTGGATAATTGGCGCGGCCTGAATGTTGGTGCTTCTTCGACTGTTTCGGGTGCCCCGGAGATGTCGCCTGCCTCGGGTGTTAAGGCTATTGTTGGTGATTTCTCTCGTGTTCATTGGGGTTTCCAGCGTAACTTCCCGATCGAGCTGATCGAGTATGGTGATCCGGATCAGACTGGGCGCGATTTGAAGGGCCATAATGAGGTTATGGTTCGCGCCGAGGCTGTGCTGTATGTGGCTATCGAGTCGCTTGATTCGTTTGCTGTTGTGAAGGAGAAGGCTGCCCCGAAGCCTAATCCGCCGGCTGGTAACTGATTCATTTGTTGCGGTAATGTTTATGCTGTGTGCAGGGGGTGGTGTTGATGGGTATCATTTTGAGGCCTGAGGATATTGAGCCTTTCGCCGATATTCCTAGGGAGAAGCTTGAGGCGATGATTGCTGATGTGGAGGCTGTGGCTGTCAGTGTCGCCCCCTGTATCGCTAAACCGGATTTCAAATATAGGGATGCCGCTAAGGCTATTCTGCGCAGGGCTTTGTTGCGCTGGAATGATACGGGTGTTTCTGGCCAGGTGCAGTATGAGTCTGCGGGCCCGTTTGCTCAGACTACACGGTCGAATACTCCCACGAATTTGTTGTGGCCTTCTGAGATTGCTGCGTTGAAGAAGTTGTGTGAGGGTGATGGTGGGGCTGGTAAAGCGTTCACTATCACACCGACCATTAATAGTAGATATGCACATTCTGAGGTGTGTTCTACTGTGTGGGGTGAGGGTTGCTCGTGCGGTTCTGATATTAACGGCTACGCTGGCCCTTTGTGGGAGATATGATATGACTGGTTTTCCTTATGGTGAAACGGTTGTGATGCTTCAGCCGACTGTTCGTGTCGATGATCTGGGCGACAAGGTGGAAGACTGGTCTAAGCCTGTCGAGACTGTGTATCATAATGTGGCCATCTATTCTTCGTTGTCGCAGGAGGATGAGGCTGCCGGCCGTGACTCGGATTATGAGCATTGGTCGATGCTGTTCAAGCAGCCTGTCAAGGGTGCCGGTTATCGGTGTCGTTGGCGTATTCGGGGTGTTGTGTGGGAGGCTGACGGGTCTCCTATAGTGTGGCATCATCCGATGTCTGGCTGGGATGCGGGTACACAGATTAATGTGAAGCGCAAGAAGGGCTGATAGGTTGTGGATCAGGATGTGAATGTGAAGCTGAACTTGCCGGGTATTCGTGAGGTGTTGAAGTCACCTGGGGTGCAGGCAATGTTGGCTGAGCGTGGCGAGCGTGTCAAGCGTGCAGCCTCGGCGAATGTGGGCGGTAACGCTTTCGATAAGGCCCAATACCGTAATGGTTTGTCGTCGGAGGTGCAGGTTCACCGTGTTGAGGCTGTGGCGAGGATTGGCACCACATATAAGGGTGGTAAAAGGATTGAGGCGAAGCATGGCACGCTGGCCCGGTCGATTGGGGCTGCGTCGTGATCGTTTACGGTGATCCTCGCGTGTGGGCTAAACGCGTGCTCAAGGATGATGGCTGGCTGTCCGATATACCGTGTACAGGGACGGTACCCGACGATTTCAGCGGTGACCTGATCTGGTTGGCGTTGGATGGTGGCCCACAGTTGCATGTGCGTGAGCGTGTTTTTTTGCGCGTGAATGTGTTTTCTGATACGCCTGATCGGGCTATGTCTTTGGCGCGTCGTGTTGAGGCTGTGCTGGCTGACGGTGTGGACGGGGATCCGGTGGTGTACTGTAAACGGTCTACTGGCCCTGATTTGCTGGTTGATGGTGCACGTTTTGATGTGTATTCGCTTTTTGAGCTGATATGTAGGCCTGTCGAATCCGAGTAAGCATATTGTTGATTTTTAGTTTGATTGTTTTTTAGTTTTATTGTTTTTTGGGGGTTATGATGGTTGCAACACGTAAAGCGTCTAATGTTCGCTCTGCTGTTACTGGCGACGTTTATATTGGTGACGCGCACGCGGGTGATACTATTAAGGGTGTGGAGGCGGTTCCTTCCGGGCTTACAGCTTTAGGGTATCTGTCTGATGATGGGTTTAAGATTAAGCCTGAGCGTAAAACGGATGATTTGAAGGCTTGGCAGAATGCGGATGTTGTTCGCACTGTTGCCACCGAGTCGTCTATCGAGATTTCTTTCCAGCTGATCGAATCCAAGAAAGAGGTTATCGAGCTGTTTTGGCAGTCGAAGGTTACTGCCGGATCCGATTCGGGTTCGTTCGATATTTCTCCTGGTGCCACCACTGGCGTGCACGCCCTGTTGATGGATATTGTTGATGGGGATCAGGTTATTCGCTACTATTTCCCTGAGGTTGAGCTTATCGATCGTGACGAGATTAAGGGTAAGAACGGCGAAGTGTACGGGTATGGTGTGACGTTGAAGGCTTACCCTGCTCAGATTAATAAGACTGGTAATGCGGTGTCTGGTCGGGGGTGGATGACGGCTTTAAAAGCTGATACTCCCCCGAATCCTCCGAAGCCTCAGCCGGATCCGAATCCTCCGTCCGGTAACTGATACACGATTTTAGGGGATTGTTGATAGATGAGTGATACTGGTTTCACGTTAAAGATTGGTGACCGTAGTTGGGTGTTGGCGGATGCGGAAGAGACGGCGCAGGCTGTTCCTGCCCGCGTTTTTCGCCGTGCCGCCAGGATTGCCCAGTCGGGGGAGTCGGCGGATTTCGCTCAGGTTGAGGTGATGTTTTCTATGTTGGAGGCTGCCGCCCCAGCTGACGCGGTGGAGGCCCTGGAGGGGCTTCCTATGGTTCGTGTGGCGGAGGTTTTCCGTGAGTGGATGGAATACAAGCCTGACGGTAAGGGTGCCTCGCTGGGGGAATAGTTTGGCTCCACGGCCTGATTGATGATTATCGTGGGGCCATCGAATACGATTTCCGCACCAAGTTTGGTGTTTCTGTTTATAGTGTTGGTGGCCCGCAGATGTGTTGGGGTGAGGCTGTTCGGCTGGCTGGCGTGTTGTGTACCGATACGTCTTGTCAGTTGGCGGCCCACCTGAATGGTTGGCAGCGCCCGTTTGAGTGGTGCGAGTGGGCTGTGTTGGATATGCTGGATCATTACAGGTCTGCTAATAGTGAGGGGCAGCCGGAGCCTGTGGCGAGGCCTACGGATGAGCGTAGGGCCCGGTTTACGTCTGGGCAGGTGGACGATATTTTGGCGCGTGTTCGTGCCGGTGGCGGGGTGTCTCGCGAGATTGATATTATGGGGTGAATAGTGTATGTCTGGTGAGATTGCTTCCGCATATGTGTCGTTGTATACGAAGATGCCTGGTTTGAAGGCTGATGTTGGTAAACAGCTTTCCGGGGTGATGCCTGCTGAGGGTCAGCGTTCGGGTAGTCTTTTTGCTAAAGGCATGAAGTTGGCTTTGGGTGGCGCCGCAATGATGGGCGCTATTAGTGTTGCTAAGAAGGGTCTCAAGTCGATTTATGATGTGACTATTGGTGGCGGTATTGCTCGCGCTATGGCTATTGATGAGGCTCAGGCTAAGTTGACTGGTTTGGGTCATACGTCTTCTGACACGTCTTCGATTATGAATTCGGCTATTGAGGCTGTGACTGGTACGTCGTATGCGTTGGGGGATGCGGCTTCTACTGCGGCGGCGTTGTCTGCTTCTGGTGTGAAGTCTGGCGGGCAGATGACGGATGTGTTGAAGACTGTCGCCGATGTGTCTTATATTTCGGGTAAGTCGTTTCAGGATACGGGCGCTATTTTTACGTCGGTTATGGCTCGCGGTAAGTTGCAGGGCGATGACATGTTGCAGCTTACTATGGCGGGTGTTCCTGTTCTGTCTTTACTTGCCAGGCAGACGGGTAAAACGTCTGCTGAGGTGTCGCAGATGGTGTCGAAGGGGCAGATTGATTTTGCCACGTTTGCGGCTGCGATGAAGCTTGGCATGGGTGGTGCTGCGCAGGCGTCTGGTAAGACGTTTGAGGGCGCTATGAAGAATGTTAAGGGCGCCCTGGGCTATCTGGGTGCTACGGCTATGGCGCCGTTTCTTAACGGCCTGCGGCAGATTTTTGTTGCGTTGAATCCGGTTATCAAGTCGGTGACGGATTCTGTGAAGCCCCTGTTTGCGTCGGTGGATCAGGGGATTCAGCGGGTGATGCCGTCTATTTTGGCGTGGATTAATCGCATGCCGGCTATGATCACTCGAATGAATGCACAGATGCGCGCCAAGGTAGAGCAGTTGAAGGGCATTTTTGCGAGAATGCATTTGCCTGTCCCGAAGGTGAATTTGGCTGCCATGTTTGCTGGCGGCACGGCGGTGTTTGGTGTTGTGGCTGCCGGTGTGGGGAAGCTTGTTGCGGGGTTTGCCCCGTTGGCGGTGTCGTTGAAGAATCTGTTGCCGTCATTTGGCGCTTTGAGGGGTGCCGCCGGGGGGCTTGGCGGCGTGTTTCGCGCCCTGGGTGGCCCTGTCGGGATTGTGATCGGGCTGTTTGCGGCAATGTTTGCCACTAACGCCCAGTTCCGTGCCGCTGTTATGCAGCTTGTGGCTGTGGTTGGTCAGGCTTTGGGGCAGATTATGGCGGCTGTGCAGCCACTGTTTGGTCTAATTGCTGGTTTGGTGGCACGGTTGGCGCCAGTGTTTGGGCAGATTATCGGCATGGTTGCCGGTTTGGCTGCCCAGATTGTGCCTTTGATTAGTATGTTGGTTGCCCGGCTGGTTCCTGTGATCACGCAGATTATTGGTGCGGTGACGCAGGTTGCTGCCATGTTGTTGCCGGCGTTGATGCCGGTGTTGCAGGCTGTTGTTGCTGTGATACGGCAGGTTGTTGGCGTGATCATGCAGTTGGTGCCTGTTTTGATGCCTGTGATTCAACAGATTTTGGGTGCGGTCATGTCTGTGTTGCCGCCTATCATCGGCCTGATCCGGTCGCTGATACCAGTCATCATGTCTGTTATGCGTGTGGTGATGCAGGTTGTTTCGGTTGTGTTGCAGGTGGTGGCCCGCATTATTCCGGTTGTGATGCCGATTGTGACAGCTGTGATCGGGTTTGTTGCACGTATTCTTGGCGCTATTGTGTCTGCTGCAGCCCGCATTATTGGGACTGTCACCCGTGTCATCTCATGGGTTGTGGGCCATTTGGTGTCGGGTGTGGCACGTATGGGTTCGGTTATTCAGGCTGGCTGGAATCATATTAGGGCGTTTACGTCAGCGTTTATTAACGGTTTCAAGTCGGTGATTTCTGGCGGAGTGAACGCGGTTGTGGGGTTTTTTGCCCGGCTTGGTTCTTCGGTTGCTTCTCATGTGAGGTCTGGTTTTAACGCGGCCCGTGGTGCCGTTTCTTCTGCGATGGGTGCGATTCGGAGTGTTGTGTCTTCGGTGGCGTCTGCTGTTGGCGGGTTTTTCAGTTCGATGGCTTCTCGGGTTCGTGGTGCTGCCTCGTCCGGGTTTAACGCTGCGAGGAGTGTGGCTTCTTCTGCTATGCATGCTATGGGGTCCGCTGTGTCTAGTGGTGTGCATGGTGTGTTGGGTTTTTTCCGGAATTTGCCTGGCAATATTCGGCGTGCGCTTGGTAATATGGGGTCCCTGTTGGTGTCTGCTGGCCGTGATGTGGTGTCTGGCTTGGGTAATGGTATCCGGAATGCTATGAGTGGCTTGTTGGATACGGTGCGTAATATGGGTTCTCAGGTTGCTAATGCGGCGAAGTCGGTGTTGGGTATTCATTCCCCGTCGAGGGTGTTTCGTGACCAGGTTGGCCGGCAGGTTGTTGCCGGTTTGGCTGAGGGTATTACTGGTAATGCGGGTTTGGCGTTGGATGCTATGTCTGATATGGCGGGACGGCTTCCGTATGCTGTGGATGCCCGGTTTGGTGTGCGATCGTCTGTGGGCTCGTTTACCCCGTATGGCAGGTATCAGCGTATGAGCGAGAAGAGTGTTGTGGTGAATGTGAATGGACCCACGTATGGGGATCCTAACGAGTTTGCGAAGCGGATTGAGCGGCAGCAGCGTGACGCTTTGAACGCGTTGGCTTACGTGTGATAGGGGGTGTGGTTCATGTTTCTTCCTGACCCGTCTGATCGTTCGGGTTTGACTGTTACCTGGTCTATGTTGCCGTTGATTGGTAATGATCCGGAGCGTGTGCTTCATTTGACGGATTATACGGGGTCGTCTCCGATAATGTTGTTGAATGATTCGTTGCGCGGTTTGGGTGTTCCTGAGGTTGAGCATTTTTCTCAAACGCATGTTGGGGTGCATGGCTCGGAGTGGCGCGGGTTTAATGTGAAGCCTCGCGAGGTGACGCTGCCGGTGTTGGTGTCGGGTGTCGACGAGGATCCTGTGGGCGGGTTTCGTGACGGTTTCATGAAAGCCTATGACGAGTTGTGGTCTGCGTTTCCCCCGGGTGAGGTGGGGGAGTTGTCTGTGAAGACCCCTGCCGGTCGTGAGCGTGTGCTGCGGTGTCGGTTTGATTCGGTGGATGACACGTTTACGGTGGATCCGGTGAACAGGGGCTACGCCCGTTATCTGTTGCATTTGACGGCTTATGACCCGTTTTGGTATGGGGATGAGCAAAAGTTTCGTTTTAGTAACGCGAAGTTGCAGGATTGGTTGGGTGGCGGCCCGGTCGGCAAGAATGGCACGGCGTTTCCTGTGGTGTTGACGCCTGGTGTTGGTTCTGGCTGGGATAACCTGTCTAACAGGGGTGACGTGCCTGCGTGGCCTGTGATTCGTGTCGAGGGCCCGTTGGAGTCGTGGTCTGTGCAGATTGATGGTTTGCGTGTGTCTTCGGACTATCCTGTCGAGGAATATGATTGGATTACTATTGATACGGATCCTCGGAAGCAGTCTGCTTTGTTGAACGGGTTTGAGGATGTGATGGATCGTTTGATCGAGTGGGAGTTTGCTCCTATTCCGCCTGGCGGTTCGAAGAGTGTGAATATTGAGATGGTTGGTTTGGGTGCCATTGTTGTGTCGGTGCAGTACAGGTTTTTGAGGGCTTGGTGAGCGGTTGTGGCTGGTCTTGTTCCGCATGTAACGTTGTTTACGCCTGATTATCGTCGTGTGGCGCCTATCAATTTTTTTGAGTCGTTGAAGTTGTCGTTGAAGTGGAATGGTTTGTCGACGCTGGAGTTGGTGGTGTCTGGTGATCATTCGAGGCTTGACGGGTTGACGAAGCCGGGGGCGCGGCTGGTTGTTGATTATGGTGGTGGCCAGATTTTTTCTGGGCCTGTGCGTAAGGTGCACGGGGTTGGGCCTTGGCGGTCTTCCCATGTGACTATTATGTGTGAGGATGATATCCGCCTGTTGTGGCGCATGTTGATGTGGCCTGTGAATTATCGTCCCGGTTTGGTGGGTATGGAGTGGCGTGCTAATAAAGATTATGCCCACTATTCAGGTGCGGCGGAGTCGGTGGCTAAGCAGGTGTTGGGGGATAATGCTTGGCGTTTTCCGCCCGGTTTGTTTATGACCGATGATGAGAGTCGTGGCCGCTATATTAAGGATTTTCAGGTGCGGTTTCACGTGTTTGCCGATAAATTGTTGCCGGTGTTGTCGTGGGCTCGGATGACTGTTTCGGTGAACCAGTTTGAGAATAAGGTGAAGGATCAGCGTGGTTTGGTGTTTGATTGTGTGCCGGCGGTGACTCGTAAGCATGTGTTGACTGCCGAGTCTGGTTCGATTGTGTCGTGGGAGTATGTGCGTGACGCCCCTAAGGCTACTTCGGTGGTGGTTGGTGGCCGCGGCGAGGGTAAGGATCGGCTGTTTTGCGAGGATGTTGATTCGATGGCCGAGGATGATTGGTTTGATCGTGTCGAGGTGTTTAAGGATGCCCGTAACACGGATTCTGAACATGTGCATCTTATTGATGAGGCTGAGCAGGTGCTGTCCGAGTTAGGGGCCACGTCGGGATTTAAGATTGAGTTGGCTGAGTCGGATGTGTTGCGGTTTGGGCCTGGTAATCTTATGCCGGGTGATCTTATCTATGTGGATGTGGGCTCGGGGCCTATTGCGGAGATTGTGCGGCAGATTGATGTGGAGTGTGATTCGCCGGGTGACGGGTGGACGAAGGTGACACCTGTTGCGGGGGATTATGAGGATAATCCGTCGGCGTTGCTAGCGCGCCGTGTGGCTGGTTTGGCTGCAGGTGTGCGGGATTTGCAAAAATTCTAGAAAAGATTAGGGGTTTGTTGTGGGTATTGTGTGCAAGGGTTTTGATGGTGTGTTGACCGAGTATGATTGGGCTCAAATGTCTGGTCTGATGGGTAATATGCCGTCTGTGAAGGGTCCTGACGATTTTCGTGTCGGCACTACGATTCAGGGTGCCACAGTGTTGTGTGAGGTGTTGCCGGGGCAGGCGTGGGCTCACGGGGTGATGTGCACGTCGAATAGTGTTGAGACGGTGACAGGGCAGCTGCCTGGTCCTGGTGAGACTCGCTACGACTATGTTGTCCTGTCGCGGGATTGGGAGCAGAATACGGCCAAGTTGGAGATTGTTCCTGGGGGGCGTGCGGAGCGTGCCCGTGACGTGTTGCGCGCCGAGCCTGGCGTGTACCATCAGCAACTGTTGGCTACTTTGGTGGTGTCGTCTAACGGGTTGCAGCAGCAGCTTGACAGGAGGGCTATAGCGGCGAGGGTGGCGTTTGGTGAATCTGCGGCTTGCGACCCGACCCCAATGGAGGGTGACCGTGTGATGGTTCCTTCTGGGGCTGTGTGGGCTAACCATGCCAACGAGTGGATGTTGTTGTCTCCGCGGATCGAAACGGGTTCGAAGTCGATCATGTTTGGTGGTTCTGCTGTGTATGCTTACACGATCCCGTTTGGCCGCCAGTTTACGTCTCCGCCGGTTGTGGTGGCGTCTATGGGTACGGCGGCTGGTGGCACGGCACAGATTGATGTGAAAGCCTACAATATTACTGCCAAGGATTTTGGTTTGGCGTTTATCACGAATGACGGCTCGAAGCCTTCTGGTGTGCCTGCGATAGCTAACTGGATTGCTGTGGGCGTGTGACTGGGCTGTTGTTGTGGCCGTTGGTGTGATGTTGGGGGGCTGTGGTGTCGTGGTTTACTCCTGCACTGGTGGCCTCTATTTGTACCGCGTTGGCCACGGTTTTGGGTTCTGTTCAGGCGGTCACATCTAAATCTCGGAGGCGTTTGCGCCGCCTGTCGGCTCAGGTGGATGCGATGGAAGAGTATACGTGGGGTGTGCGGCGTGAGGTTCGCCGGTTTAACGCCGGGCTTCCTGATGGGGTTGATCCGCTTGTGTTGCCTGATCCGCCCGGTTTTTTGCAGGATTCGTTGGGGGG